CGGCAGGGCCAACTCGTTGGCTGGCATGAGGCCGGCAACGACGTCTCAGCGCCCCGGAACGCATTCATCGCGGTCACATCGCAGATGATTGTGGATTTTGGGACGACTGGGTCGAGTGCCACCCACTAAGAGCGCTCTTTCCATTTCGCCGGGAGACTCCAACCCAGTCTCTCGGCGATTGGGAAGTGCACCAGCGTGTCTGTTATATGGCCAAGGGTAATGAACTCGGACAGAGTGAGTCCATTGTCCATATTGATCCGCTAGGTGCGCAATATTTCAAAGGTCGGATGCCAGAAATGAACTTTGGTATTGTCATGCCTACACCCAGAAATGTCTATAAAGCCTTGCACGAGGGAGATCGACAAGAGGTCTTCCCCAGAGGTCACCCAGACTTAGAAACCACCCGGGGGCTCCTTCGGGAGCACTTTGCGTGGTATGAAGCCGAGGGTTTCCCTATACGCTCTACGGAGTGTATTGTGCTTGACAAGACTACTTCTAGTGGTTTTCCCTTTGGGGCGAAGAAAGGTGAGACTATCAAACTACATGATCCGTACCTTCGCTGGTACACCCAACTTGGCAATCGGGATCGTCCCATGCCGATTTGGACAGCGAATCCAAAAACAGAATATCTGGATATGGAGAAGATTGAAGATTTAAAAATTCGAATTTTCCGTAACCCCCCACTCGATTACCTTCTGCTTGAAAAACGCTATTTCGAGGCTCAGGATGAGGCTTTGCTCCGGTTTAATCGCCGGACTTGGTCCGCCCTGGGTTTTGTTAAAGAGAAAGGCGGTTGGTCGTCAATGGTTTCAGAATTGCGCTGGAAACATCACAAACCAGGCGTGAAACGTCAGTTTTACAAGTGGGATGTGAAGTTCTGGGACAAGGGGTATGGGCCTGAACTCGATTGGGAGGTCGACAATGTTCGTCTCAACTGGTTTGTAGAGGACCTCACGGCAGAACACCTAGAGGACATACGCTGGTTGCGAGACGAGGGAGGCTTCTCATACGAAATCTTGCCCAATGGCGAAGTCATCGCCACAAGCCTAGCACAAAAATCGGGAAAGCTGAGAACATCCACCAATAACACGGTGGGTCACATCTTCATTCTTTGTTTCCATTACGTTCGCATGTGCCGTAAGATGGGTATTGAACCCACACATAAACACATGATGCGCGTGATGGTGAACTACATTTACTCCGATGACATGCAAGGAGCCACAGACTATCCGGAATACGTTCAGGAGAAGGATTTGGCA